TGGGCGGTCAACAATAATGATGCGGTCCTACGATCAAGGCCGAAGAATTTTTCAGGGTTTTGAGGCCGATATTATTTGGTTTGATGAAGAGGTTCCTGAGGATGTTTATTCGGAGGCGCTAGTTAGGTTAATGACAACAAACGGCTTGATGATAATGACGTATACGCCAATTAACGGATTGACCCCACTTACTGTTTCATTTTTAGAAACGGCAAATCTGCTATGAGTAGAGCGGTTATTACAGCAGGGTGGGATGATGTTCCTCATTTATCGCAGCAACAAAAAGATGAATTACTTGCATCATTACCGCCACACCAGCGAGAAGCTAGATCGAAAGGTGTCCCAACCATGGGGGCGGGTGCGATCTATCCAATTCTTGAAGGCGATATTATCTGCGACCCTTTCGAAATACCCAAACACTGGGCTTTGGCTTATGGGATGGACGTTGGATGGAAATGCACAGCGTCGGTCTGGGGCGCGCTGGATCGTGATTCAGATGTTCTTTATTTGTACTCAGAGCATTACAGGGGTCAAGCCGAGCCGAGCATACATGCAGAATCAATTAAGGGTAGAGGTGATTGGATTAAAGGCGCGATTGATCCAGCAAGTCGTGCGTCAGGTCAAAAAGACGGCGAGAATTTAATGGATACTTATGAAAGCCTTGGTTTAAATTTAACGAAGGCAGACAACGCGGTTGAGGCGGGGATACTGGAAGTTTATCAGCGTCTATCTTCCGGCAAGCTAAAGGTGTTCTCCACTCTTCAAAATTGGCTAAAAGAATACAGAATTTACAGGCGAGACGAGAAGGGCAAAATTGTTAAACAAAATGATCATATTATGGATGCGACGAGATACTTAGTTATGACCGGATTATCAATAGCATCAACTAAACCAATGCCGATCGATCTTAGTCGGTCAACTGACTGGAGAACAATGTGATCCACGACGAAGCGAAAACCGGCATGGACATTTTAAAGCTTAAAGAAATTATTGGTGATATATCGAAGCAACCGGAATGGCGAAGTGTTGCGGATAAGTGCGTCAATTTTTACGACGACAAGCAGATTGATCCAGCAGTTGCGGCAGCGAAAGCAGAAAGAGGGCAGCCAAACCACGTTAATAACTTAATTCGTCCAGCTATTGACGGTGTGCTCGGCATGGAAGCTAAGACACGAACAGATTGGATTGTTAGAGCAGATAATGATGAACATGCAGAAGTAGGTGACGGGCTTAACGTGGAGCTTAACGAAGCTGCGCGAATAACTGATGCAAACAGAGCAGTATCAGACGCCTATGCTGGTCAAATTAAAGCGGGCCTGAATTGGGTCGAAATAAACCGCAATACCGATCCGTTTAAATACAAGTACAGGGTCAATACAGTTCATCGCAACGAAATATACTGGGACTGGCACAGCAAGAATGCAGACCTAAGTGATGCGCGATGGCTCAAAAGAAAGAGGTGGTATGAGATAGATCAAGCGGAAATGATGTTTCCCGATCATAAAGACCTTTTGCGGATGACTAAGAACAACTGGCAGTCTTTTATTGTTGATTATGATAACGATGAATCTCAATACAAAAGCTTGCTTGGTGCCTATTCGGATTTCAGTGAATCTCACTTGAATCAAGATGAGTGGCTAGACACTAACAATAATCGCGTAATGATTTATGAGCTTTGGTATCGAGAATGGGTTAGAAAGCCCGTGATCCGCTTTGGTGATCAATCCGCAGTTTTAAATGTTAAAAACCCGATTCATCAAAACCTTTTATCTCTCGGAAAAGCTGAAGTAGTTAACGCTAATTTTGCTGTAATGCGGTTGGCGTATTTTATTGGCTGTCATCGTGTGGTTGATATTCCTAGCCCGTTGCCGCACGATAAATTCCCGTATGTGCCATTTTGGGGATACAAAGAAGACTTGACCGGCATACCGTATGGCTTGATTCGCGGAATGCTGTCACCGCAAGAAGAGGTTAATAATCGTCGGTCAAAACTAACAAGCCAGCTTAATTCGTTTAATATGTTCGTTGATGAGGATGCGTTAAAGGGAATGAGCCCGAATCAAGCTATGGATCAAGCGTATCGTGCAGACAGTATGTACCACTTAAACGCTAATCGAAAAAACGCTAATGGCTTTAGGATTGAGAGAGAGCAAAGTATTGCCGCTCAACAATACGACATGATGCGCGACGATCAAAAAATGATACAGGAAGTGGCGGGCATTTATTCTTCATTCTTGGGTCAGAATTCAAGTGCCTCGTCCGGTATAGCTATCAACTCTTTGGTTGAGCAGTCAGCAACAACTCTCGGTGAGATAAACGATAACTATCGGCACAGTCGACGCATGGTAGGCGAGCTATTACTTGATTTTATTGTTGATGACTTGAAAGAAAAAGAAAATCACGAAGTTAAAATAAAAGGAGAGGTTGGCAGTAGGTCAAAAGTAGTTGTACTGAACCAGAAGAATGAATACGGCTTAGTCGATAATGATGTAGTTTCAACTAAAGCAAAGGTTGTTCTTGGCGATATTCAATCATCTTCAGGCTATCGTCAGCAAAATTCACAGCAGCTAATGCAGATTATCCAAACTCTGCCGGATGAAGCTAAGCAGGCACTAATGCCGTTTTGGTTGAGAACCACAGATCATCCAGATAGGGAAAAAATGGTAGCTGAGGTAATGAAACTTAGCGGTCAAGGTATCGATCCAGAAAGTATGACGCCAGAAGAGCAACAAGCAGCACAGCAACAGCAGGCAGCGCAACAACGTCAAATGCAAATACAGCAAATGATGGAACAGCTATCGATAGAAAAGGCTAATCTTGAGCTGGGAGAAATGCAGCAAAAAGTTAGAAAGCTTGAGCTTGAAAATATGACAGCAGAGCAGAAGCAAAATCTAGTCGGCATAGAAGAGCAGCAGGCAATTACTGACCTACAGATGACAAAAGCAAATATTAAAAAGCTAGTAACCGAAGTGGCGCTTATGCGCACGGCCCCCGTAACGCAATCACAGGAATTAATAAACCATGTTTGATCAATCAAAGCCCAAAATGCTTGTCTATGTTGACGGCAAAGAATCCATTGGCTCTTTTGAATTATCAGATGACAGCCATACCGTAGCTTTAAAGATTGGCGGAAATGAAGCGGTATTTAAGTTTACCGATCTTCAAGTCGCATTAAACGGGTTAGTTTTAGTTGCTAATGAAAAGACTAGGGCTAAACAATCTGAAGAACAAGCAAAAAGAGAAGCCGCAAAGCAAGAAGGCTTAATTTAAAAGCAGAGAGCCCTTAACGGGCTTTTTTTTCGACCAGAATTTAACAAAACAGTATTTCGCACAAGCCGCTTAATTGCGGTTTTTTTGTGCCCGAATTTTCGTAAGCCTGAGCGATAGAAGGCAAAAACCTACGCATTCATGCGACAAATGAAGAGAGAAAAGTATGTCAGAGTTAAGTGATCAAGCAATAGACGATGCCGTGGCAAGTGGCGATTTGGATGCAATCAATAAGTTATTGGACGCATACGAAGAAGTAGGAGCCGAGGAAAAAGAGGTCGAAGATCCGAAAGAAGAATTGGCGTTAAGTGATGTTCCAGCTGAAGAGGAAAGCCCCGATCAGGCCGAATCAAAAGCAGAGGAAGACACTAAACCCAAAACTGAAGACGGTGACAGCGAAGCGACCAGCGCACCAGAAGGTATTTTAACTAAAGATGGCAAGCATGTAATGCCCTACGCTCGATTCGAGCAAAAGCAGAAGCAGGTTGCCGAACGTGATCAAGAAATTTCATCTCTTAAAACGCAGATGGAGGATCTTAAAAAAGCATCGGAGGAAAATAGCGGCCTTTTAAATAAATTGAAGGAGTCGGGTGTTGATCCAGAAAACATCAATGACCCCAGCAATTTAACAGAGGAACAGCTAGAAGCTCTCGATGAGTTCGACGATCTCGGTCAAACAGTTAAAGCCGTCTATCAGAAAGCAGATGCACAAAGCAAAAGAGTGGAAGCACTTGAGTCGCAGATTGCGAAGCTTTTAAAGCAAAACGAACCGAAAGATGAAGGTATGGCGGCTATTGAGTCAGACCCAAACCTAGGCGAGTGGATTAACGACCCTGATATATGGCCAATTGCACAAGCGCACGACACTACGCTTCAAGCCTTGCCGCAATATAAAGACCTCTCTCTAAAACAACGCATCCCTGAAATTGTAAAGCGTGTTCAAGCTGACCTTGGAATTACGCCTTTTGATAACGCGAAAGCGGAGCCAAAGGTTGACCCCGAGAAGTTAGCGGGACAGATCGCTCAAAAACAGCTTCAGGACAAACAACAAATCCCGTCCTCACTTACCGAATCCGGCACTTCTCCCTCGGTTGAAAAATCGTTTGTGGAGCAGATAGCCGAACTTTCTGGACAGGCGCAAATTGACGCTTTAGAAAAGCTCACGCCCGCCATGAGAGCACAGGTATTCGAGGCGATTTAATTAGGAGGCTATCATGCCTACGAACATCTCCGATGCACAAGCATCAAAACTATTTGGCCAAGCGTTATTCGTAGAAGCCAGTTCCGCTAACGTCTTTTCAAACTTACTTTGTGACAGCGCGCCTATGGCAGTTGAAGAAAGCAAGGTTGATGGATCTAAGCAAACCAGCAAAGCCGCTCCATGTGTTCGAGTTACTAATCTCGAAAAGCAGGCCGGTAACGAGCTTACTTTAGACTTGTTCCAGCAATTGCACACAGAACCAGTGATGGGCGACGACGACATCGAGGGCCGCTTAGCTTCATTGAAGAAAGGCGAATTCTCGTTAAAGATTGACCAATATCGTCAAGGCGTCGATTCTGGCGGCAAGATGACTCAGCAAAAAACACCACACGACTTGCGAAAAGTTGCTCGTTCTTTGCTTGGTCCACAGGGCAATAAGTTACGCGATCAAGTAATGCAGGTTCAGCTTGCCGGTGATCGTGGAACGCTTGAGCGTAAAGATTGGATGGTGCCGGTAGCTACTGCCGCAAGCTTTAGCAAAATCATGGTTAATCCGGTTCGCCCGCCCACTTTTGATCATCATACCTATGCTAATGGCAAGACGGCAATGGACGGCCTTGTTGCAGCTGACACTTTCTCGCTTACTGACGTTGACAGATTGATGTTGCAGATCGAAGAAGATGCCTTTCCCTTGCAGCCTATTAGCTATACAGGTGATGAGCGCGCAATGTATGACCCGCTTTATGTGCTCTATATTAGTCCTCGCCAATGGTTTGACTTTTGGACTTCGGCCTCGGCTGAAAATACAAGCGGTCGCCGCTGGCAGGATCTTATTACGGCAGCCCATAACCGCACTAAAGGCATGGATCATCCTTTATTTAAGGGTGATTGCGCTATGTGGTCAAACATCTTGATCAAAAAAGCGCCTCGCGCTATTGGTTGGAATGCTGGCGATGTTGCAACGGTATCAACTAATGAAGCTACTGGCTTGATTACAGCTGATGTAACTCCTAGCGTTCCTGTCCATCGTGCGGTATTACTCGGCGCTCAAGCAGTTGCTGAAGCATGGGGTGATGCTGGTGGTAAGTCTCCGTTCAAGCATATCAGCAAACTTGTCGATCACGATAACCGAGTAGAGCAATCAATCTCGTCTATTCGTGGTTGTGCCAAGATTCGCTTTCAAGGTGGTGATGGTCGAGTTAATGATCATGGCGTTATTGCTTTGGACACGGCTGTTTCAGTTTAATCTTAACGGCTCCTTTTGGGGCCATTTTTAATTCTTTTAAGAGGAATCCATTATGGAATCTAATATTTTCAATAAGCCCATTTATTCGGGCACCCATGGTAATGCCAAGACGGAAATTGCGAAAGTTACTTCTGCCATTGGCGTTTTAGATCAATTAATCCAAGTGCAAGCTGGGACAACCATCGTTAGCACTGCAGCTTTTGGCGCTGCGGGCACGATTGGCTATCTTGATGGCGTAACATCTAGCGCTGCAGGTCTTGATGGTGCTTTTGAGCCGTACACATTCGCAGAGGATGGTGAGGTTACTTACACACCTTCTGCAGATGGTGCAGCAACGGTCGTCATTAACTATGTTTAATTAAACGGCCTCTCGGGGCCGTTATCTATTCGGATATAAATTACAACCAAACTAAAGTGTTTTTAGTAAAGTTAGGGCCCTAACTAAACTATTTTTACTTTAGTTTGTTCGAGGCAAAACTATTTTTACTAAAGGCTGGGTAGGTGAATGTTAATTCAAGAGATAGAATCGCATATTCGAGAGATTTTGCGCGACATTGATGAAGACCAGTATACGAGCGAGTTTATCTATAGTGCGATTTTAAGTGCTGAGCTATCAATTCACTCATACCGGCCGGACGCAACATCGACAGAATTAGACGTGGTGTGCGTGCAAGGCTCAAGGCAATCACTGCCAACAACCGCAACACAATTACTGTCAGTGGTCCGCAATGGTTCGCCATCGTCGGTAGGGAGGGT